CATTCCGCATCCTTATATATGTGTAATCAGAGATATGAGGGGCAAGTTACCCTGCCCCCCACGTTAGTCTTTAAGCAACATCTCGTGCTACTTCTTGAGCAGTCAAGTCACCTTCGTCAGTGCAATCCATAAGGACAGCCCAGACGCGGAACAGACCTGAACTAACTGCGCCACCTGAAAGGGTAGCGATAGTCACGTCAATGTTATCAGCAGCAACAGCCATTACTGGCTGATAAGCTGCAGGGTTTTGCGACAGTACGCCAGCGGCTGACGTAGCATCAAAACCATCAACAAATACATCAGCATCTACCATACCAACGTCTACAGTAAATGTAGAACCGTCAGAAGCAGTAACAACTTCAATACCTGCGTTCAGTACCATCACACCTTTAGGAACAGCAATGACAGGAATGACATCAGATGCTGCAAGTGCAGAACCTTTGTCTGACAAAGCTGTTGCCCAGTTCAATTCCATCTGAACCATGTAAGGATTGCGACCACGCTGCGAGTTGCCACGTGCTGCTTGGAGAGTGTTATCACCTAGTGCCATTTTTCAATCCCCCCTATGCTAGACAGTATTTGGCGTTGATAAGAGCCTCTGGACGGAGAATCTTTCTGCCATACAAATGCATACCACGGACAATATCTGCAAAGCTGTCCGGGTCGCGGTAGGTCTCAGTCTTGTTGATTTGGTCAGCAGTAGCAACCGCTGAAGAATGACCACCAACAATGATGCCAAAGTTATTAGCTTGCGTACCAGTCGCTGAAGGACCAGTGCCGCCTTGTGGCAAGTTGTTAGATACATAGACTTTAAAGCCATGTAGGTTATTCAAAATCAAACCATTCTGAAGCCCTGCTCCACCGTAATCGGCATCAAACAAACGTGAGTCTTCGTCTTTGAGAACCTCAACGAAAACTGGGTCTACAACCAACCAACGTCCTGTAGTATCTACATTCTGAAGGTCAAGCTGACGGCCCATACGTGCAATCACTGTCAACGGGTTAGCAGTAGCGGCTGCAGTTGGAGCAGCAGCAGAACCACGAGCCTGAATGATAATGGTATTACCAGCACCACCACCGTTGAAGTCAGAACCGTCTAGCTTCATTGAAGCGAGGAGTTCGTCTGTTCCAGCAGTTGAAACTGATTTAGTACCATTAACAATGTTGTTGACGGTAGTTGCGCGAGTGTTAAGCGCAGTTTGTTTGAATCCTGACAAGTAACCAAGAACGTCTTGGTCAAACTGGTCAGCCAAACGATATGCAGCACGATTGCTGGATAGCGATTGGAAGTTCACATGAGAATGGGCTTCTTCAATATCGTCAACTTTAAAAGCAAAGTAGTTAGCTTTGTCAACGGTAAGTGTGAAGTCCTCATCATCAAGGTCTTGCGGAGTAATAGTCGTACCCCTTTCGTATGCTTTGACGGTAATCTCTGGCTCCTTGATGATTTTAACTGAATCACCAAAGTTTGCGATTTCCCCAAAGTAGTCATTATTCGTAATCGCGTCACAAACAGCGGCCTTGCGGAATGCAAGCTGCACCTGTTTGGAGTAAATTACCGGGCTAAAATTGCCGTTAGGCAAGTTGTTATAACCCGCTGCTCTTGGAAAAGCCATAATCCATCTCCTATTATTCTGGATTGTTACAGATGCAAACAGTACAATTCTTGGCAGAGGCTGTCTAACGTAGGGTGTACCTTGTATAAGAGTTGCAACTAATATACTCAGTAGGCCATGTTATTCAGGTAATCTTAAAGATTTTTGTCGTTTGCGGATTGGTATAGTAAGCAAGTAGCTAACCTGCTTACCTTACACATGACTATAGTTATACTTATAAATAACTATTTGTCAACTCTTTTTTATCTAGCAGAACCAGATAAATCATAGATGAACTTACCACTACGAATAGCTTCCATAATTTCATCTGAATTTTTTTCATACTCCTGTGCAGACATTTTGTCTACTTGGGATTCACGTAGGTAGTTAGATGTATCATCTTCCTGTGGTTTGCTACGTGCGTTCTTAGCTGTGACAGACTTAGCTGCATCTTTATTAGACTTAGCTTTCTTAGTTTCTGCAATGCCTTTGTCAGCTTTGTACAAATCAATTGCACGTGCAGCAGACCTAGCATCATTGTCATTGTCATAGAGTGCATCCTGTACCCACTTAGGTTGTTCGTCTGCCCACTCATGGAACTCATCGCTGTCTCTAATCTCATCAAAGTCAGGATGTAACTGCATCAATGCTGCTTCAGCTTTTTCTTTAGTTACAGAAGTTTGCATTTCATCAATTGCTTTCATGCGTTCTTCTAGTGCAGTAGATTGTTCTGCTGCTTTCTTCATAGCAATTGTTTCTACTATAGCTGCTACATCTGGATATTCTGCTGCCCATGTTTCGATATCTTCATCAGACTTAGGCAGTTTCATTTCTTTCTTGGTAGCTTTTTCTAGCTGGCTTTTCATTGCCGCTAGTTCAGCTTTAAACTCTTCAGCTTGTTTTTGTTGATGTCGGCGTAGGTCAGAATAACGTTTCTTAAATGTTTTTTCTTCTGCGCTAGTAGGTTCAACTTCTTCAGGTTTGGCCTCTGTCTCGCCCTTCTGTTCTTTCATTAGTTGTTCTAGTTCTTCTTCGTCACGCTTAACACGTTCTTCTTGGGTGTATGGTTTATTTACAAATGCCGTCTTAGGCGTACTTTTCATGTCTTCTGCTAATAGTGTTTCGTTCATTATCTATTCCTTTGTTGGGGCCACCGTAGCCACACTGTCGGGTGTGGGGAGTGAGTAGCCAACTGATTAAGTGTTTATCGTGTACCTAAACCACGTCTTTTAGTTTGACCTGTTGGTTTGCGAAATACTATTTCACTCATTATAACAGGACCAAACATTTTAGCTAATACCTGTCCTTCAGGCGTACCAGCTAAAGACCTAATTATATTTTTGTCTTCTTCTGAAAGTTGAGCAAATCTTGTTCTCAAAAATTCTAATACTTGTTCTTCCATTACACCAACCATTTTTCTTTCAAAGTAGATACCATGCTTTTGTATGTTGTATAAGCATCGTCATGTTTTTCTTCATCTATATAGTCAACAGCTTTTTGAATTTGTTCTTCAATCCATTTCCACTCTTTTTCATTATCTATTGCTTCTACAATCTTTGGTGCAATCTCATAGTATTCTTGCACCTCTTCTTGTTTGTCTGCCATGTACTCATTTTTAAATTTACGTAACTTAGTTAAGGTTTCGCCATCATCTGCTTCACCTTTCTTTTCTACAATAGCTGTTGTTATAAAACAGCCTGTATCTCCCGAGTCATCACTGCTTTCTGATTTAGATGTAGACATATCAACATCAAAATCATCTTCATATTCTTCTCCCGGCCCTAAAACGTCATCTTGATTATAATTACCTACATTGCTATCTGGTTCATTACCAAACTCATCACCGTAGTCTCTTCCTGCCGCAAACGCCTCTTGCGTTGCTTTATCTGCGGCATCTTTAGCCGCGTCAACATCAGCTTGAGTAGGCTCTCCGGGTTCAAAACCTTCTTGACTTACATTACCTCTTTGTCTAGCACGTTCAGCAGCAAGCGCATCCGCTTTTGCTTCCGCTGTTCTTGCCGCTTCTAATTCAGCGTTCATCTGGTTACGAGCAGATTGAGACATAACTACATTAGTAGGTTTGCCTGTTACTGGGTCAACCGGGCCTGACCTAACAGGATTTCCTTTTGAATCTCTAACTGTTCCAGATTCTTTAGTCTCTGCTGCATCATTTTGATATGCATCTGCAACTGCGCGATAACTTCCTATTACCCTGCCTACTACTTCTGGATTAGTAATATTATCGGATGTATATCCTACTGCCTGTAATGCACTAACTGCAGCACCCTTAACTGCTTCAGCGTAAGCAGGATTATTTATTTCTTTAGCTAAAGCTACAGTTACATCTTCACCTTTTTTAGCAGCTTCATGTGCTGCAGAAATCATATTTCCATACATAGTAGCTTGTTGACTAGTCTGTAGTTGACTTGCTCTTGTAAAACCTAAAGTAGTTAAAGCGGCTTCTTTTCCTTGCTGTCCAGCATTTGCCATATCCATCATTGTAGCTTTTGTAAATCCAAATTGTTTAGATAAAGCACTACCAATAGCCCCTGTTGGAGAAAGTGAACCTAGCTGATACATGGCTTGATTTAAAGTAGCACCCCTTAATGCTGGATTTTCTATCCCAAAAACTCTGTGTCCACCAAAAGCATTTGCATTTGCCTCTACATCTTTAGTTAAAAAACCTCCAACAGTAGACAAAGTATCTGCAGGAGAAGTTAATCTACTGACTGTACCCGTAATAGGAGGATTTGTAAACTGAGCATCATTTCCTCCTCCATCTCCGCTATCTTGTCCTGTGTTTGTTGGAGTTTGTACATTATCTGCAGGAGTATCGGGTTGTTCCGTTCCGTCTGGAGCATTAGGGTCATAATCTACATAAGGAACACCTTTACCAATCATGTCTTGAAACGTAGGCATAGTTTGTGGAGAACCCGGTATAGGAGTAAACTTTGTTCCTGCAGGTTGAAACTGAGAAGAAGCTGCTTGCATAGGTGCTGCTGCTGTACCTGCTGGTGGGGGTGTTGTTTGTCCTGTTGGTGGTTTTGTCATAGTGTAGTTAGTAACACCTGCTGCTTGTGCTGCTGCTGGACTATTATATGCAGTTCCATCAGGGCCGTATACAACAACTTGCGTACTTGCACCACCGCCGTTAGCCATCTGGACTATACCGCCCTGTGCCATTTCTAACCCATCATCTTCCATTTCAAGGTCATCCATATCAAATGGAACACCGTCTGGAATAATAGCTTCTTCACTATTTCCCATCTGGCCCATATCTTCCATACGTTTAAGACCCATCTTAGCTTCATCACGTAACGCCATCATTTTGTCTAGGCCATGATACCGCACTACATCTGCTGGCATAACAAACTCACCCTCACTCAATTGAGCAGGAATGTCATCACGAACTTCTTCTTGGGTAGAACCTACAGGTACATCATTACCAGATACAGGGTCTACTGTACCACCTTCTTGCATAAGACCGCCCTCATCAAAGAGTTCCATTTGTTTTGCCGTTTCATTCATAGTACTACCCTTCAGCGTTAGCTACGTCCTCACGTAATCGTTTAATCCTACGCAATACATCTATAGCACCTTGTGCTTTATGTACCGTTACCATATTGTCAGATTGTTCTAGCACCTTATGATGCTGGTCTATCATGTTATCTAGATACTTACTGAAGTGGTCCCATTGGCGGTTGCTGCCCACCAGCGGCTTCAGCTTGTTGAGGAGTTCCCTGTTGTTGTCCTTGTCCATTTCCACTAAATCCTTGTTCACCCGGTACAGGAGCCTGTCCCATACCTATGTTGCCACCACCTGCACCTGTTGGGTCCATTGGATTTACACCTGCTGGTGCTGCACCTTCTGGACCTGCTGCTGGTGCTTGAAACTGTTTCATAATCTCAGCTTGCAGTGCGGCTTCATCCATATTGTTGGTTACTTTGTCAGGGTCTAGTCCCATTGAGTTAGCTATCTCACGAATAATATATTGAAACTTCGCAAATGGTGCTAACGCTGGGCTACTTGCTACTTGCAAGAATTGCATTAATCTTTGGCTGCGTACCTCTGTAGCCATCAGGCTTTCTGTCCCACGCGCCTTAACTTCTAAGTCACCTTTAATCTCAGGGTCAAAGTCAAACTGCATGTTAAAACGAAACAGTCCTTCACCTAGTGGACGCAGTAGGTAGTCATCTACATTCTTAATAACTGTTTTAGTACTACCCTGCGCTGCACCCATAAGCATAGATATACCAGAAGCTGTACGTCCTACACCTGATACACCTGTCTGTCCATGTGCAAAAGATGGGAAGCCTGTGCTTTCATCTGCCAATACACGTGCCTTGTCAAATAACATCATGTTCTCTTGTGACACATTTGGAAACTTAGTACCAAAGATAGCCTGTCCCGGTGCGCCACCCTGCCTACGGAATATCTTGCCCGGATACAGTGACAAGTCTTGACCCGGCACTAGATTGGTTTCGTCTACTTCTACAATCATATTACCAGACAGTACAGCATTATCTACAGCCATACGCATAAAGCCATTCATCAATGTCTGTGTATCGTCCATGTTCTCAGCAATACCTACACCAAAGAATGAGTATGGGTTTAATTCATATGGTGCAGCATGATATGGTATCTTAGCTGGTTTAAATGGATTAAGCACCATACGCAGTAGCATACCGTTACATATCCATACGTTAGCCTGCAATTCATCAAAGTCTTTTAACTCTTTAGGTATTTCAATTTCTTGTTCTTCAAGCATTTCAATATCAACCATGCCCCAATACTCAAGAACTTCATAGCGTTCAATGCTAGTCTCTGGCGCATAGTCAGATAGGTCATCTTCCCAATATTTCTTGTCGTAGTTTTCACCTTGCTCAATAGCAGCGTCAATAACTTGAGGACGGAAGTATGGTCGTTTCTTTAGACTACGTAGTTGTGTACGAGACATCTTGTGTCGTTCAATTACAAACTGCGCTTCGTCCATGTTATTTGCATCTGGGTCAGGATAAAAATTCCAAACCGATACATGAGATACTTGTGGTACTGTTTTAAACAACGGGTCATAATTACCCTCTTCATCCCAATTAGCGTACTCTTTGTCTACAGCAAATGGACCTTTCATCACGCCAGTACCAAACAGTGACATTTCAAATGCGGCATTACGTAAATGTTTACCTGCACCTGATTCATCTAACTGGTCATGTATTTTCTTTTGCATCTTCTTAGCAGCAATCATAGCTGGACTAAATGCAATCGCGGTAGGTGTTTTACCCGGACCTTCCTTCAGTTTATCTTGTACTGGCTCAAGTTTATTCTGCATTACACCTAACTTTTCAGTTAAGCTAACAGCAGTAGCACCCGGCTCTAAATCATTCCCATCACCTGCAAAACCATACGGACTAACATTCTGGTCAGTCTGCATTTGTTCTGGTTCATTAGGGTCAAAATGTACATCTTCTACTACACCTTCAGGTAATCCTGTAGGGTCAATAGATAAAGGAAACTTGTTATTAGCAAACAGTACATCAGTAATCTGACCGTAAGCTGCTAGTGTTTTAGTTTTAGTTACTTTAATAAATACGCGAGACTTTTCTGCTTCAGTAAACTGTACGTCATTACTGTACAATCCACGATAATTACGATAAGCACGTAACCAACGAGTTTCGTCTTGGTCACGATAATCTTCTGCACGTTTGTACCTGTCAATAATAAAAGGAATGATAGAGGATACGTCAGCATCTTCTATTATAGTATCGTCTGTATCTTCCAATGCAATTGCATCGTCTTCAATCATTATTTCATCGTCACTCATACTATATCCTTAATACCCAAATGTTGCATCAGCTACTGGCATACCTGTAGATGGTCTTCCCATTGGGTCGTAATCAAACACACTAAATCTTGGTCTGCTCATTATACCATATCTCAACGCATCATACAAGTGGTCTTCAGCATTTGTATCCACGTCTTCCGGGTTCTTCTTATCCAAGGGGATTGCGGGTAACTGTGAGATGGTATTTGTGCAAGAATTAAAGAAAACAAGTCTTGGCTCCTCTGTAAATTCGTCTACCTGTAAACGTCTGTGTATTTCATTCTTTCCTGATATACGACTACCACGGCTTCGGTCTGATGGTCTCCACCGACAACCTTTCATAATCATTTGTTCAGCAAGAGAAGGGCCAGTGTCACCACGCTTGTGCCAAAGAGAACTGTCCAAAACACCATACTTAATATTTCCATCACCAGCTTCTACATCCAATATCATATCTGCCAAATCTGTGGCAAGGACTTTACTAACGTATAGTTCTCTATATACAACAAGCTGTTCGTTAGGTGCAACAGCAAACCAGATAACACCAGACTTGCTACCGTAACCATAATCGCAAGCCCTAAACTTAACCCAGTTACTAGGAATATCAAAAGGCTCAACGACATGAATGTTACGGTCAAATTCCGTAAAAGCCGCACCTTCTTTAATATCCCAGTCTCCGTCAAGGAGTTGTCTTCTTTGCTGCTCTGGCATGGAGAGTAGCATGGCTTCGTAATCACCTGATTCCGCAAGGTATGGATTATCAGAAAGTCTTGCGGGTATAAATCTTCTTTTGTATAAAGGTCTTCCAGCCTTTGCGTGTCCTGCTGGGTATCTAAGAACTTCTCCTGTTTCAATATCGGTTGCATCGTAGGCTCTATTATAAG